AACGATTGACCTTGTTTTTCATAAGATTCTTGCATAGCAGCCAATGTTGCCTTCTGTTCTTCAACAGCGGCTTCAAGTTTTACTGCGTTCTCTTTAAGAGTTATGTTTTCGTTATATAACCAGTATGAACCTAAACCAAGAACCAATATAATTCCGATGAATAATTGGTTAAACATTTTTAGTCTTCTTCAGATTGTTCAGCTTCTGGTTCTGCAGCAAGGTCAGCTGCCATTTCAACTTCAGGATATTCCTGAGTCATGTCTTGATACTTTTGATTTAATGCAGCTCTTACTCGAGTTGTCATTTCAGAATCAAAAGCTTTCTTAAGGTTAAGTGGATTGTTATCCAACGCGTTAGCGATTATATCATTTACTGGCATTTTATTTTCTCCATACTATATTGTTAGTAAAATTATTTATACATTTTCTAAACGAACCATTAATCTTTCGGCTCGGTTAGTAACTTGTTTGTGCCATCGAGAATCTCTACCCTCAACAGCGGCTTCTTTCCAATCTCCTTTGAGAATGGCTTCATGCATTTTCTTAAATTTGCTTAGTCTTGTTCTTCCCATGTTGAACATCATATTAACTAAGATTTGTTGTACTTCATCAGGTAGGTCTCCGAAGACTCCTTCTTCATACAATTTTTCGCATTCACTGATTGCGATATCTAAATCCTTCTCGAAACATTCTTTTACTCTGTCTTCGTCAACAGGTGTACCAACTTCTGCTCCGTGTTCTGGATCTGATTCTAATACTAGGTGACCAACTCCAAAAGTAGGATAACCTAGATGGTCAAGATAAACTTCATTAACGACGCCTTCGTCAATTTTCAATTGTTCAAAGACAGCTTCTCTGTCTAATTTTGTATCTCTAAAAAACATTTTGTTCCTCTCTATGTTAACGTCGTTATATCAACAGCAGATGTACCTTGAAATTCTAAAAGGCTTGCTACTATACTTTCCGCGTTATCTTTAATAGTATTATCATAATATGTATCACCGCCTGCATACTCATATCCCCATAAAGCAATGTCAACTGCAGTATTTGCTGTAGATACTTTTTCTATTTCTGAGTTGGCAAGATCTTCAGCACTCAATACAGCAACCATAGGTTGTACTGCATATACTGAACTTCCGACTGCCACATCATAAGTTTTAACATTAAGTGTTACTTTCTTAATTGTGTTGTCTGAGTCAAATTTTAATACTTCAGCTAACTCAAGTACCTTATCATAACTAGGCATAATTATTACTTATAGTTATAGTTACCATCCCAATCAGTTCTTGGGAAATTAGCAAAAGATTTTAATTTACCTAACTCCGTTACCATATCGCTAAAATCTATATCATCTTCTGTTTTACCGCTTGGTAATTTTGGATTCTTACCTGGCATTCCTGGATATATATCTAATGCGAAATCTAAGTTACCATCACCAACTTTCAATCTGTTGTCTTTGGCATCACTCATAGGTCCAATTAAAACTTCTTGTTCATTATATCTAAGTCCTAGTTTTCTAAAATGCTTTTCTACAATTTTTAAAGCAGTTTTAATATCTTTAATAACAGGTGCTGATACATTATCATCATGCATAGCTTCCTGCTTCAATTTAAACTGAGCTCTAAATCCTGTAAGCTTAGCACCAGGAAATGGTGGCCTAGGTAATTTAAAAGTTTCAGCCAAATGGTTTTGTTCCCATTGTTTGAAAGATTTCATTTCTATCTTCTCCTTTTTTAAATTAGCCTGCAGCCGAACTCATTGCTTGCTTAGCTGCAGCACGCTCTTTATCGCGTTCTTGTTTACGTTTCTCACGCTCTTTTTCAACTTCATCTTGATTCTTTTGCCTTTCGGCTTCAGCGGCGTGCTTTAATTTAATTCTTTCTTTTTCCTTGTCTTGACGATCCTTCATCAATTCAAGTTCAGATGCTTGCCTTGCCTTTAATTGAGCTTGAGCAACTGCATCTTCTTTAACATTTACCGTACCCATAATATCTCGAATACGTTTCTTGTGTTTCTTTTGATTCTTTTTAGAAACTCCTGGTTCTCCGTCAGGACCTACTCCTAATCCGGCAATATTTCCACCGCCGACATTATTTACAGGTTCTTCTTCCATTTCGCGTTTTGCTGCTTCAGCAATAATCACGCCGTTCTCTTCCAAGAATCTTTCTAAAGCCAAATCTAAATCTTTTTCAATAGATGCTTCAGTTAAATAATTTGTAGCTTCAATTCTTTGCTCTTCTTTAATTAACCAAAGAGCTGCGGCATAACTTGCTAATTTTGTTTGACCGCCTGGTAATTTACTTAAAAGCTTTTTGATATTTAATATCATTTGGTCAAATACACCAAAAGCTTTCTTTTGCTCATTCTTACCAAAGTCCTTGCGTTTAATTAAGATATTACCTTTTTCGTCGATAATACCCAATTTATACGCAGGCCAAGTATTAAAAGGTTTTACTAACCTCTTAATAAAAGAATATGCTAAGAATAAATCTACCATTTATATTTCCTTTAACCTTAGTTCGATAAGTTCATCTCCTACAATAGAATTAGAATTTATCATCAATCCATCATATATTAATACCTCAGGCATATAGTTCAAATATTCCACGAACGGTTTTAAAAATTCGTGATATTCATGCAGCCGCATAAATAACATATTTGTTGCCGTAGGACCAAACACATTGAATATTACAATGAGATGGTTCAGAATTAACCTTTCCTTTAAATCGCCATCTTGACGATAACGACTAAAGAGCTTACGCAAATATTGAAAGCGTTTAATATCTTCTTCAAACTCTGACATCTCAGTACACTGAGGGTTGTCATAGTTCTTCATCGCGTATAGCAGAAAGGTTGATTCTGTCAAATTCATAACAATAAAAGGCTAACTATTTAGAATTAGCTGTCAGCTACAACTGTATCGTCACCTGTACCACTTACACCTAAGTCACCAGCATCTCCTGCAGATACCTTCATAGGTACCAAACACTCTGCATAATGACGACCGTTTGATGTGTGATACAACCACCAACCTGGACCTTTAAGTCCTTTAGCTCTGTTAGCAGCAACACCTGCCTCTGTCAAGTCAACGAATACTGCGTTGTCTTTATCATGAGACTTGTTAGTGTTATCTGAACTATCTTCGAGCCACTTAGGTACTGAAGCTACTGCGTCTGTTTTTCCCCATAGTGCCATTGTTATCTCCTTGTTTTTATTTTATTAACGTTAATAATAAATTTTTTATTTTAGAACTTTGTAAAGTTCATCAACTAAATCAGCTTTCTTTTTACGTTTGTCTAATTCAACGCCTGCTTTACGACCTTCTGCCTCAAGCCCAGCTTTTGTTAGTTTACCTAACGCAGCTTTAGTAACTTTAGGACCTTTAGCAACAGCAGCCTTCTTCGGCTCCTTTACTGGGTCTATTTTAGCAGGAGTTTCGTTTAGACCAAAAAGCTTTTTAATCCAATCAATCAAAAACATAATTTACTCCTATTATATAATAGAATTAACTGCCGCAGTTGCTAGCAGCTAATTTCTTTTTTGCTTTAGGCTCGAGAGTATCTGAAGCTTCAGTATCCTCGGCCTTTTCGTTATCTCCTTTCCAGTTTGCATCGATGTAATTAAAGAATTCTTTCTTCTTCTCATCATCAAGCTCTGCTGGAGATTCGACTCCAAATTTTTTCAAAGCAGATTGAAAGAACTTTTCGTATTCTTCCTTATCTCCAGATTCAGCCTCTAATCTAGCCATAATCTTTTGTTCAATCTTGCTTTCAATAATTTCTTTCCAACTCATTGTTGTCTCTTCCGCAATAGTACTAATTCCTTGTGGGAAAAACTTCTTGGCAGCTGATGCATTGTTAAGTAAGGTATATACATCAATAGCAAACTGTTTCATTTTGTCAGAAGCATTATTCCATACATCTTTATCTCCAGATAACTTATGTGCCACGATCTCCGCAACTCCATACGCATAATGAGCTGCACCACATAATTGAGCTAAAAGAAATAATTCTTTTGGATTTTTTGGTACTCCTCTAAGACCGTTAACTTTGTACTTGGCATTTAATTTTAGTACTGTTTTTATATCAAACATAAACGAAACAGAACCAAAGTTACTTCCGCCTCTATTAGACATATTGAAGTGATTAATATAGCCTCTTGGACTTACAATATAACCATCGGTTTCTGAGTCATCCATATCTTCTTCGTCAAGATAAAAACTAAAATCGTCAACATCCAAGACCTTCTTGGGCATCCATGAAGGCCACCCTGATTTGCCGATTCCTGCTTCTTTTATTCCGTCGCCACTATCAAGTGGTCCTTTGACGGTCTTACCGTCGTAAATTCCTATTGCCATTTTTAATTTCCCTTCTTTATAAGTTGTTTAATATGTTTATTTATAACAATTTAGTAACTCTGATTTCCAAATTGTTTACACCTTTAATTAATCTATGATATTCGCCTTTTCTTATTGTAAAGCCAATACCGGGTTTTAATAATACAGGTAAAGATCCTTCAGGCTGAAATTGCCATCCATCTCCACTCAACACTTCAATAATTCTATCTTCATTGTCTCTATGCCAAACAAACTCTTCATCGGGTTGTTCAACATCAAAGATACGAATATCTTCTTTATCTATATATGGCTTACCAGAAATAATCTCCGCCACCCTTGAGTCCCAATTCGTTTGCGTACTTAGGTAATCGACAGGCCCAATACCCCGCAGACATTTTATCTGTTTTAGTATCGCAATTGTGTCTTGATGCAAAATTCTTTGCTGCCTCTCTATCATTAATTTTTGCTGTGAGGCCACCTTTTTCATCACCAAACTCAATCTTTTTGATATTACCTGTGTCAGGGTTTCTAACATAGACAACATATTTCTTATCTCCACTTGAACGTTTTGGTTTATTTAATTCAGGTTCTTCGTCAAGCTCAATCATTGGAGTTTCTAAAGGAACTGTAACTCCTTCGTATAATCCAAAGTTTTCGTATTTCCAATCTGCTATCTTTTTCATTAGTGATCCGATGGGTCGTTTCTTGCTGTTTTGTTTGATAATATAAATCGTCTATTTGGATTAATAGCAACTTTAAACTTTGTCAATAACTTTCTATTTACCAACATCTCTGATGCTGTATCTTTTAATGATAATGCAATTTCAGCAATGTGCTTCTTATTATTAAAATATATCTCATGTTCAATAACAGGCCTTTCATCAAATGGTTTTTGACCTCTCATTGGTTTTGAGATGTATAATAATTTGTCTTCAAACTTATATCCGTTTTTAGTCCAAGTGACTTTATTGTTTTTCACTTCCATACTATCAACGTGTAGCATACTTGCCTTTGCACTATTTCCTGTATCAAACTTTGCACGGACAGGATTCTTTTCCATACCTTTGAATATAATCGTTTCTATATATCCTGCTTCTTGTCTAAATACAGGTCTTCTATTGACATCTTTGGAAAAGAATTGTATAATCTTTTCTAATACTTGCTTGTCGCTTATCTTACCTTGCCTTTCTTCGGTCCAAGGATCATATCCTTCAAAGTGAGAACGAATACCAGGTGAACCATTTACTTCCAAGATATAAGGTTTGCCGTCAACCATTGCATGGTCAACTCCACAATACATTGCACCACTTGCACGAGCAGCCGCCTTAATTACATTAATTTCATTCTTTGATAAATTATATGGTTCTGTTCTTGCACCTAAATGAACATTGTTTCTGAAGTCTTTGTTTTCTTTTTCTCGAATTCTTTCTGCTGATGCTAATATTTTACCACCAATAACAAGAGTACGAATATCAGAATTCATTTCTTTAAATTCTTGTAATAACAAATCAGCGTCGTATTTCCATAAAGCTTGACATACACCTTTGAGAGATGATTCACTATCAACCTTCATAACACCAACACCTTGTGTACCTTTTAGTGTCTTTACAATAACAGGGTACTTGCCGCCTATTCGTTTATGTGCATCTTCAATGGATTGCTCATTTGATATAATAGATGTTTTTGGAATTGGAATATTGTTTCTTTCCATCATTAACGCATTGGACATTTTGTTATCACAAACTAACATTGAATCCAAATCATTAACAACTAAGAAACCAATATCCTGTAAAGAAGAAACCATTGATTGGGAGGATAAAGTTTCAATGGCTCCTGCTCTAACAAAGATAATTGAGTTATGTGTTTCTATTTCGATGTCTGTATCTTTTCCGTCAATATTACGAATCTTTACTTTACCGATTTCAATATCAGCACCGGCAATCCAAGCTTTCTTAACATCAACGAAATCATATTTAATATTACGTTTAGTACATACCTCTTCCATTAGGCCTGCGAAAGTTTTTTCACCTTCACCTGAACCTAATACAACACAATGCAATTCCTCGTAAGAAAGAACGGAGGTTTCTTCCTCAAGGATAGAGCTTCTGTATTCAGATATGGACTTCATAATATTAATTTCAACGGGTTTTACTTCTTACGCTTATGCGCAGGAAGGCTTGCGTCTAAAGCAGCTTCAACTTCTTTATATTGTCTGATATATTGTAAGGATCCGTATTGTACCTTTTCTAATTTTTTGAATTCTCTTTTAACCTTTGGGTCTTTAGATGAACGCATATCAGATATATCGTATCTTGCTTTAAGTTCGGTAAGAACGGATTCTTCAATAGTATCTCCGTCTATTACATAATGGGCATTAAGAACAATATCCATAAAGTCTTCAGCATCATCTTTACTTTTAACTTCGCCGTTATTCATTGCCCAAGATAATATTTCATCTTCAACATTTTTAGGCAAATCTTTACGACCTCTTTGGAATGCGTCAATATGTCTTGCATGTTTCTTAATAAGTTTACGCCATTCTTTTTCACGAAAACCAAACATATTTTCAACTTCTTTAACACCTTCAAGTAATTCAGGGAAGAGCTCTTTAATATCCTCATCGTCCATTGCATATGCATCACCTTGAAGGAACGCAACAATATCGCCTTTCTTGCCAGTAACGTCAGCCATTTGACGACCTGTCTTTTTAATTTTGATATTATGTTGTCTTTGCGATTGGTTAATATCAGATGAACTTCCAATGTAGTCAATATCAATCGTA